TAGTTACCTGTATTACTTGTCCATAATAATGTCCAAGTATTTGTATTTAAATCAAGGTAATTTTTATTATTAGTAAATCCTGTATTATTTGTATCTCTAAAGTTTTTACTATCAAATATTAAAGTACCCATTGAATCAACAATACTCTTTATTAAACAATATCCTTGACTCTTTCCGTTAAATATATTAAGATTAAATCTATATGAATGTCCACTATTAAAAAAATATCTTATATCATCAAAACTACTTTGCTCATACTGAACGATAGAACTTATTTCAGTTTCCCAAGGGTAAATTTTTTCTATAGAAAAAATATCAAAAATATTTAAATTATGTGCAGCTAATTTATTATATAAAGGTATATCATTAATGTCAAATTCAAAATTAACCAAGTTTAATAAGTTTGCTATCTCATTAAATTTATAATGACTAATTCTGGTATGTCTTTGAACTCTATCAATTAATTTATAATTTACACCAATGTGTTCTATTAATAAATTACATCTGATAATTATTTGATTCCAATCATAGGCAGTAATTATTTTTGTAGGCCACGATGCTTTATTGTTACCCCATCCATATTTGTAATCATTTTTATTTATATTATTGAAATCAGCTATTAAATATAAGTCAGAAAAAATCTTATTAACTAAAGTATGTACTTTAATAAAATCATTTGAAGTAATTTGTGTTGCACTTTGTACATTATTAATAAAATCATTCATTTAGTAAAGCTATTATAAATAGTTAAAAATAGAAACATATAAATCATCTTGTTTATCAACAACTAAATTATTATCATATATGTAATTTTGTTGTATATAAGTATAATACGAAATGGAAATCTTATGGTTTCCATCAACTATTGCATCAGAAGGAACAATATATTGTATTTTAATTACTAAATAGTTTCCTAAAGATATTTTTCCATAAATTTTTATTCTTGCTACTGATCCATAGGATCCAAAACCTTCGGAATTATATGAACCATAACCATCGTATCCGTTGTAACCATTGTATCCGTTGTATAAATTGGCTGCATTTCCTGTAGGACTAGTCCACAATAATTTATAAGTATTATCTAAATTATAAAATCCTAAATTTGTAGTAGTCCCTACATTATTAATAGATGTACATCCAAAAATATCAAAAATTACAGTGTCAACTTGATTATATATATCATTAAATACATTGTAAGTATAAGTTGATCCTAAACTATCAGAAAAAAATTTAAATCGTAATTTAGATCCACTATTAAACCAATATCTTAAACTATCTAATGAAGAACTTACAAACTCAATTTCTGTTGAAATAGTTTGATCAAAAGGCAAACTTCTAGATATAAGAACTTTTTCGTTAATACTTGCTATGCTACTAGATAAATCATTTTTTTTATTTAAATTATTTAACAAAAAATTTTTAATATCATTAAATTTAGAAACACTTATTTGTTTATTACTAGGAATTAAACTATATAATGAATTGTTACTACCAATATGGTTTATAATTAAATTCACTCTAGCTATTATTTCATTCCAACTTTCATGATTTATACTATTAACTGCACTTGGAGCTGGAACATTTCCCCACCCATAGTCTAATTCATGAGGAGACGTAATCTGATTTAAAGAAGAATATGGACCAGTTTTATCAGCATATATTTTATTAGTTAAATCTAATAAGTTAAAATAATCGGATATAGAAATTACATTATTTCTATTACCAATAAAAAAAGCCATTTCTAATCCTTTTTATATTTTTCCTTTAATTACTACCTCTATAAAACCTACGGAATCTTTTTTTAAAGGTTTAATACTTTCAAGTGCTATTGCAAAAATTGCTAAAGTGCTATATTTAGGATTCCATTTACATGCTACTCCTTCTATATCACTTGACATTAAAAAATCACCTTTAGTGATTTTACCTATTGTTTTACATTTACATTTTCCTGCTAATACAACAAATGGGTTTTTCTTTTTTGATTTTACACTAGCATTCAATTCAAATCCAGGATTTGAACTAATAACACTTAATACCTTATTGTCTCCTTTAACTTTAGTTGTTGTAATATGCTTTGATCCGCCTATTTTTACTACTGTTCCAGGTTCAATATATTTATCAGCTTTATACCTCTCTGCCAAATCTGCATAATAAGCTGAACTAGCTATACCATTAAATTTATAGTTATTGTCATTTACTCCGTTTTCATTGTTTAATGTTATACCTTTTAGTATTATAGGAAATCTAGATTGATATTCTTGCACTCCTCCTATCATGTACTGTCCACTCGCTGCTACAAAATTATCATTACTACTAAAAATAGCAACTACTTTATTACCAACAGTAAATTCCATTACAGGTTTATTAACACCATTTATATCTTTAATATATTTGGCATTTACAGAACCTGCTGCAGAAGCTCCTAATCCTAAATTAACCCAAGAGTTATTATTACTATAAAATTTTAAAGTGTCTTCACTTTCATCATACCATAAGTCACCTTTATAAGGAATTTCAGGACTTAATTCACTGACTGATATATTTTCAATGCGTAACCAGCCTTTACTAGTACCTAAAAATACTTTTAATTTATTTAAATTTTTATCGAACCATAATTGACCTAATAAAGGATTTATAGGTTGGACATTGCTAGCAAAATTTTCCAGCATATGAACAAAATTTTCATTTATACTCTCTCCATACCCACTTGCATTTTTACCAATTAATTTTATGCTTGTATTTTGAGTATCAATTGCGCCATCTGGAATATTAACTAAAACTGATTGATCGGATTTATTAACTGTATATGTCATGAACCAATCCTAAATCTTAATGTATAAATTACCTGAATGATTCTATTAGCACTCTTTTGGACAGGATGGAAAATTACATGGCTCAATAACAAACCTGTTCCTAAATTATCTCCATTTGCTTTTAACCCTAGTTCATCAAAAACAAAGCTGTCATCTAAACTAGTTGCATTATCTAAGTTTGATTGACTTACTCCAGCTAAATTAAAAGTAGTATCTGTAGAGTCAGGCTCATTATATGCTAAAGTAGAAGTAATAATTATGTCACTATAATTAAAACCCTCTGTATGGCTAACTATCATATTATTAGAAGTAATATCAGTATTATAAGTAGTATCATTTTGATCTACTACTTTAAAAAATGTTGGATTATACAAATCTGCTTCTTGGCCTATAACTTGTGGAACACGATAGGTTATGTTACCAACAGTGTCAATACTACTACCTCCATTTCCAAAATGCATTTCACTAATATACTTACCGTTATTTGCTAAAGCGTTAGCAATAGTTTGGCTCATATTTTCAAAATGGATTGCATTTCTTTTGTCTACATAAATCTGACCTGTTGTAGGATCCCATATTTTAATATGACCTTCTACAATATGATTAGCTTGATCTTGAATAATCATTAATATATTCCGTGCTTTTCATTTATTTATATAATTCCTGTAAATTGTTTTATAGCCTCTGCTTCAGGATTTATGCTATTTTCTAAAGTAGAACTTAAATCATTAAACAAAGGATATCTTAAAGTTGCTATGCTATTCATAACAGGGAATTTAATTTGTTTATCAAATCCTTTATCTATCACTATTGTACCATTAGAGTGAGTACTATTACTTGTATTAAAAGCTCCCCTAATACAATTTTTTAAAGTGTTTCCATCAATATGATTTACTATTATTACTTCTGAATTTATACTAATTACTAAATTAATTCCGTATTCTAAGTATACATTTGAGAAAACACTAGCATCTAGTACTTCAATATTAGTTTGGGTAGAATCAATATCTGTAACAAGTTGTGTTTTAGAACTATCATTAATAATATAAAAATTATTAAATTTATGACAATCACCCAATAAACTAAAAGTATAAGGAACATTAGCATTAGTCTGTACTTTAATTTCTAAAGATTCTGTCATATTAATTGATGCTTCTTCTTTCAAATGATTAAAATTAATAGGGTCAATAATCATATTATACCCTTGTAGACTTTCTAATGTACCATTTCCATCTATAAACTCACTTGTAATATCTTTGAATGTATTATATATTCCTGTACTTATCAATTCTGTGTTATAGCCACTTGTTAGCGTTATAAATAATTGACCATTACTGGAATTACCTAAATCTGGTAATGAGTTAAATAATATTTTTTTACCTTGTTGGTAATCATCAATAACTTCATAATCTATTAAATAAAAATTCTTATTACCTTGTTCTTTATAGTAAATTTTGTCAAATACAAAATATCCTGGAAACTCAGGTAGTAACTTAACAAATTTATTGTTTATATTTTCAGTTGTTAAATCAATAGTATAATTTATAAAATTTAAATGTTTTAAATTATTTACTATTTTTAATTTATGGCTTAAATTTTCTCCAGTTTCATTATTAATTTCATTTGTAAATGCATTAACTACATCATAATAAATTTTGCTGTTAAAAGTTCTACGTATTTTAGTATGAAATGGTTTATAAGCATTAACATAATCTACTAAGGCTTCTATATCTTCGTCATCAAAAAATCCCGGATTAATTTGTCCATCACTTACTAACCTTAATTGAATGAATGATGTTTTTATAATCCAATCAACATTATCCTGTTCACTAAGTATATATTTAATTAAAGTAAACCACAATTCTAAATACAAGCTCTTGTATTCATTTATTAACATTTTATAAGTAATTTCGTTCAAAATTACCTCAAAAGCTACCTCTGGACCGTTATCAAAGGTTTCACTATCAAATATTTCTACATCAAATCCATTGTCTTGTCTTGTATCCCAAAGATTATCAAGTAGTTTTATAGTTCCTTTTTCTTTATAAACCTTTTTCCATTGATAAGAACCAGATATTTTCGTAGAATAATAGATTGCTGATCCTAAATTATTGTCATTTAACACACGTATTACTTCGTCTTCTAAAGGAGTTATAGTGAGTAATTCTAAATTATTATTAATTGTTTTTGTTATTGTTTTATTAGTAAAATCTTGAGAAAACCATTCAGCATAAGTCCAATATTCTGTAATATCATAGTTTTCATAAAAACCACTTATATAATTGGTATTTTTAAAATTATTTGAAGTAGTTTTCCAATAGCTAAAGGAATCTACAATGTTATAATTAATTGCTATTTCATTAAATTTTTCTACAAAAACTTTTCTGGCTTTTATAATATTTTTTATCCAAGATTGATTTGGATAAATTTTATTACCATACTTAACTAACTCATTAGTAAATTTGTTAGGTATTTCTGTATAATTTTCAACTCCTATTATTCTATTGGTATACAAGCTACTTTCATATCCTTCTTTATCAAATAATTCATTAGTTACTACTGTATCATCTAGATTAACAACATTACTAATACGTATCCAAGGAAATTGTGAGTAATAAACATTGCTGGGCAAAGTTAAAGCATAAGCATCATTAACGTTATCATTATCAGTATCATAATTTAAATTTGTGCTCCAAGGGTACCATATTCCTTCAGGCAAATTATAACCACTTTGTTGTGTTATATCTGGAAATGCACTATTAGTATTACCATAAACAGGTACGAAAGTTGTGTAAAAAATATTTTTATATCTTACAATATTATTAGGTTTAAAATAAAAGTCTTCTGTTACTATATTATTACTATTGTCTGTAACAATTTTAAAAGAAAGACTATCTTCATAAACATCATTAATTTCTACTGCTTCTTGTTTACTATCAACCAAATTATAATATTGTTTTATCAATATTTGCTTTCTAAAACCCAACAAGCTATCAGTCATCTTCTTTTTAAATAATTCAGGTATATTTGATGTGCTATCATTTTCCCGTAAAGTAAACCATTCTAAATGATCACTGTTACCAGTTAAATTTAAATTAACTTGAATAGCAGAATTTTCATTAATTATATCTTCTATATTAGCTACAATTAATTCACTTTCACTAATTGGAGCGCACCATCTAATACCTCTAGATGTAGGATTATTTATAATTCCAGCAATTTCCGTAATGCTAATTGATCTATTAGGTAAACTAGGTACACTAAGTTTATTTTTTACCCAAAAATAATAAAAAGTGTCATAAGTTTTAGTTATAGGATTTAATTCAACATTAGATGAGTAGTAATAATATGTATCAATACCATAAATGACTTTGTATGCTTCACCTTCTAAATAATTACCTTCAAATAACTCTCCTACTTTTTCAGCATATTCTTGGGGGGGTACTGGACTTTTTGTCCATTCATATACATCTATAGAACTAACTGAAAATTGCTTACCCCAATATTTTCTTCTATATTCACTGTCTCCTTGCTCGTAATTATAATATCTAACTGTATTTAAATTCCACCAAGTTTTGCCTATTAACTCATTGTTCCAAGAAGTCTCTTGATTTAACTGTATGTCAGGATCATTTGTTTCATTGTAATCAGCAGGATCATACCATGATTTAAAATCTAATTCTCTATCTGCAATACCAGGTATCAATCCTTTAAAAGGGTCATACACTTCTAGCTCTATTAATATTGTATTTTCATTTTTATTATATATGGTAACATTATCAATTGCAGTATTGTTAACTTGTATTGGATGAGTACGTTCCATTCTTTGACCAACAGTACCGTCTGGTAATGTATTGAATCCATACTGATTATTGACCGCATTCATATAATCATCTGCATTCCATTTTAACCATAATTCTAAACCAGTACTTCTGTTATGGGTGTACACTTCCCAATTACCACTAGGTCCTCTATCTACATATGCTAAGTTTCCATCTCTCCAAAAATAACTAGGATCATTTGTTGCATCGTTTAACTCTTGTAAATCACTAAATCTTGTTGGTTTGAACGCAAAAAATTTACATTGATAATCATTTTCAACTATAAATTCGTCTATAAAGAAAAATGTATCTGCTAAACTTTTACCATTAGAATCTATTCCTTCCGGTAAAGCAGTTACTTTATGAATGCTATTTAAATTATTATTATTTTTAGCTCCGTTTATTAATACATAGTCTCCTACTTTTAAATAATGATCTCCATAACACTTGACTAACGCTATATCTCCTGCCTCATTTCCTGCACATATTTCATATATGTAATTCCTAGGAGGAGTTAAATTGGTCTCACTAAAACTATTCTCACTATCGTCATAATCCATTAATTGTAATACATTAAAACCCTTATTATTATAATCACTTAACCAAACACTAAACAACCCTGATTCACTTTGACATAACCAATAAGGGTTATCATAATAAATTGCGTTTTGTCCATTAGGACCTAAATACTCAAAACGCATCGGAGTAGGAGGATTTATAGTAACTCTATGTCCATTATCTTTTCTAGCAACAACAGTTGGAAATATTACTGCAGTATATGAATAATAGTCATGAGTGATTAGTTCCAACATTGTGTAAATTTGTTCATCACCATCAAATTTAAATGTAGAACCAATTAAGGGTATTTTATTACTTACCTTAGCGAAAGTCATTGCGTCACCACTTTGTACATCGCCATATACAGTTGTATCAAAAGGCGGTTGAGAAGGAATATTTCTTAAGGCTCTAAATAGCTTTCCATTATAACGAATTAAATCTCCTTCTCTGTACTCGAGATCGTTTTCCCAATTAGATAAAGAAAAAGTAGTATGCAACGACATATCAATGTCTGGTAATTGGGTCATATCTCTAATTTCATATTCTGCATCACCAACCATAGGATAACCTGCATTAGGTAAATCTTCTTTGTATTGTGTAAAGAAAATATTGTTATCTTTAAATTGTAAATAAGGTCTTGATTTAAAAATATGATCATTAGTTAGGTAAGAATTAGGCAGTACTAGTATGCTTACTCCAATAATGCTGCTATTTGCAGTACTATAAGTTAAAAATAATCTCTCTGGACAATCATAAGGTACATTAAAAACAAGTTTGTTGTCATCATAACTAACACCTTTAGTATATGTTGTTAATGTACTTGTTTTGCCTGATCCATTAATTGTTGTAATTATTAATTTTCCACTGTCCATTTCTTGTACTAAGTTTGGATCAGGGAATATTGTATATTGATGACCTTTTAAAAATATTAATAATTTTCCTGCTAAATCATTATTAATAGTAAGTCTTTTAAGTGGTTGGAAATTTTGTTGACTATCATTCAGTATACCTAAATAAATTTTATGGTCTAATAGCGAAGTATTATTTGGCTTCCATATCCATTTTTTATCATTGTTTAAAATAGTAATTTTATCATCAGCTTGATAGTCTTTTTCGGTATCGCTTTGTTTAGTAAAATTAATAGTTTGTGGATTTGTTTTAAATAATCTTTTTGGTATTTCAAATTCTATAGTATCCTGTCCTTCTACATCACCTAATTCTCCTAATCTAAACAGCCATTCATCTTTAGTATTAATTTGGAAATTACTATTTTTATTAAACAAATTACTATTTCTTAACAGTTTAGTAAAAACAGTATCTGTTCCTTTATCATGGATGCTTCCTAAATAAAATTCGTAAGCGGAATCATTATTGATGTTTAAATTACGTAAAAAATCAGGTTTAGTAAAACCTACATTATATCTAGAAACTTTTTGTAGTTGCGAATTAGCAATAGAGCTTTCTATTTCGTTATATTGTGTAAAATTATTAGCACTAGATTCGAAATTTTCTACAATAGAATCATCTTTAACAACATATCCATTTGCAGAAGGTTTACCAGACCAATTTTCAGTTTTTTTACCAACAATTTTTAATCTTGGCTTTTTAACACCAAGTAAATTACTACAAATAATATCATTAAATTTTGTAGTATTGTTTGCTATTATTATATGTTGATAATATTTTTTATTTAATTTTGTTCCATATATTTCTACATCATCAGAATTAATTACTGTTTCATTATTTGTTCTAGATATTTTTAAATTAGATAAACTAATAGTATCATTGTTTTTTCCAATGGCTACAGGAACTCCTACAGTTTTATTTTGAAAACTATCTATTACTCCAAAAGGCAACTCTAAAACTATTTTATTTTTATTTGGAGATGCTATAAAATAATCTCCTTTTTGTCTAATAGTATCTTTAGCCCACAGAACAAATTGTTTTCCTATTGTTCTCCAATTACTAATATTATTACTTTCATCAAAAACTAAACCAAATCTTTGTAAATATTCTCCATATTGAATTAAAAATGTATATACACCTTGAATATTATTAAATTTTGTTTCATATAAAACTCTAATAGTTTCATTTTCATATTTTGAAGGCTCTTGAACGTAAATATCATCAACAACTTTTATATTTAAATTCTCTGCTCCTGTTAAAACTTTTTGTACAGTAAAAGCTTTATCTTCAGGATTATATCCTATAATTGAATATCCAGTATCAAGTTTTACAATTCGTACTGCACTATAAAAAATACTATCAAATGTTGTGCTTTTGTATAAATTGAAACTGTAATCTTCTTCTGGAATAAAATTACTTTTTTCTTGATTAATTAATGTATCAAATTGCAAATTAACTAAACTTTTTTTACTATAACCTAACAAATCAATAACTTGCAAAGTGCTTAAATTATCAAAAAGTAATTTTAATTGTGTAACATCTTGATTTAAAAAGCTTAAATATTCAACATTGACTTGATTTATACCAGGTACATATACATTATTGCTATGTAAATCACTAGACTCATTCAACCTAGTTTTTATTGATTTTTTAACAATTTGATCATTTAAAATTGTTTCAAAGTTGTTAGTTATCCAATTGTTATTAAAATATATTATAGGATAATTTAAATAACTAGCTTCACAATAATCAAAAACAAAATCACTACTATTTCTATAAGCTAATTCTAATTTTGATCCATCTCCAAATTTCCAGTTAGATTTAACATCTTTTTCAGTAAGAGTGTTTAGCTGTTGTAATGTAACAAAACCTGCTGTAACAGGATCTTGCAAATTGCCGTCAACACTTACTAAATTGTTAATTTGATTTGCAAGCTCAGTTTTTACTAAGGTTATATTTTGTTTTTTTCCTTCTGCTGGGTTATTATAAAACCCAAAAATTAAAGAATTAATTAAACGTTGTCGTTTGTTATCATCACCACCATTAGCAGTATCTCTCCAATCATACCAAGTATCCCACCAAATAGGTTTTTCACTGTATCCAAAACATTCCCAGGGAGTAATATGTGGATTATAGGTATTAAAATAAAATTTATAAATTCCTTTATAATTTCCTGGCAAACCTAGTTTACTAAAATTATAGGTGAAATAATTATTTAAAATAAATTCTGTGTTATATAAAGTATTGATACCTAAAACATTTATATAGTTTGTAAAACTTTTTTCTAATAATTTATTTGTTTTATTAGAATCTTTATAATATTTTGGTTCTGGATCTAAATTTAAATCATAACTTGTTTTTTTAATACTCAAGTTATTATATATCCTGTTTTCAAATTCAATAATACATTGATAAAATAAATCTGGTATATCGTTATTTTTAACTACCAAACTTCCATCATGTCCTTTTAAAATTTCATTATTACTATTAACTACATTAAAATTAGAAATAGGATCTATACCTATTAATTCAAAGTCGTAACCAAATAAACTTAAATTTGCCTGTTGTAACTGTCCAAAATTTTGATCAAATATTTCTCCTACTTCACCTATTAATGCATAATCTATTGATATATTTTCTTCTCCTAAAATATTAAAATTATATTCAGGCCTAAAACTAGGCATTATACCTAATTTAGTAGGGGTTGGAGGACAGTAACTATAATTTTTTGTGTTATTATAAATTATTTTTACTTTTAAATTATTTTGAATTGTATTATAAAACTTTACATGAGTATAATTTTCATTTACAACTTCACCTGCAGAATTTACTAATTCATAATCTATCCCTCTTAATTTTTGTTTGTAAAATAAAGCGCCTGATAAATTTGTTTCCTGAACATACACATATACATGACTTAAAACAGTATTATCAATTTTAAACTGTAAAGATGTGCCATCTGAAGTATAAACTTTTTCGTTCAATCCAGTATAATAAATCATGTCACTATTAGAAAATATAGATGAATTATTTTTTCCAATATTAATTTTTTCTAAAACATAATTTACTATATCATAAGGTTCAATTGAATTTATAGTAAATAATGTTCTTGCTAAAGTTCTAGCGAAACTGTTTTTAAATTTCTTATACTGACTTTTAGCAAATCTAAGACTATTGATTACATCACATTTATTGTTAGCGAAACTAATAAAGGCATTAGCACTATTGCTATTAAATTGAAATATTTTTCCTCCTAATTCAGGAAAACTGTTAATATTATAATAATTATTATTACCTAAACTATTTCCTTCTAACAATGGATTATTTTGTATTTTTGATAAATTATGGCTGAAAATTTCGTTGTAAGTGACATCAGTAATTTCTTCATTTTTCCAATTATGCTCTAAACTCAACGGAGTATCAAAATTATTTTTATCATTAACATCGTAAGTAATATATTCTACATTAAATACATCATTTTCTTTTAATCCAGTAGAACTAATTAAACTATTTGTAGTTTCACTAAATTTTATTGTACCATCATTTTCTAAATTAAAATTTTTTTCTTCACTATCATTAAAAGGAAAAACAGCAAAATTTCCATCATAGTAATAATCAGCTTCTTTGTTATCAACATCTGACTTAGAGCCTTCTTGCTGAAGGACACTGTTTTTATAAATTTTTATATTACCTGGTAAATTATTAGACTTTACAATGTAAATTGGTTTTTTTACATTATTGAATTTATAAAATAATATTTGATTTGGTAAATTTATTATAATTTCACCATTACTGATATTATTATTAATAGCACCGTCTACTATAGTGTTGTCATCTTGATCAACAATTTTTAAATTTCCTGTAGTATAGTAATCAGTTGACACTTTAAAAGTATAGTCAGTATTTTCTAGAATATATAAAGATGGATTAGCATTTTGTACTTTTAAATAATTATAATTATCTCTAACGTAATAAAAATAAACTTGATTATTATCTAGTATTACTTGAAATTTGGTACCGTAACCTAATTTATTCAAATTTCCTATATCAATTTTAAAGTCTTTATTCAAGTACTCTTTAGAGTAAACTTGTGTAAAATATTTTTTAGTATGTTCTTTTACATAACTTTTTTCCCAACAGTTAGAATATTTTTCTTCTTCTATATCGTTAGATAATAATTTTATGTAATAGTGGCCTAATATTTTAATATTTTTTCCATCTTCTACATAACTTATTTTGTTTTGAGCAGTATAGGCAAATTCTACATAACCATTATTGTTAACATTAAAACTTGTTGTATCTGTAGATTTATAACTTAATGGATATCCTAAATAAATGTCGTTACTTCCTGTACCTTTTTTATATTCAAATATAGTAGTTCCTGAAAAACTATTACTAGGATAATCTGATATTAGCTGTTTATTATAATCGTAAAGATTATAGAGAATATTAGCATTACTAAAAGTTTTTGTTTGTGTATCTATCCATGAATTATTCTTAAAGTACAATTCGTATATATTAGTAGATAATAAATCTCTATAAAACCCAACTATTCTAATCACATCATCTTCTTCATGATTAATTTCTACTAAAGTATTATTTGTAAACTTGTAAATTTTATTATTTGTATCTAAAATACCATTTACAAATAAAAATGTATCACCTTCTTGTAACGTCCGAGCATAATTATTAGAGTCATAGTTAAAATAATTACTTGGTAAATTACTTAATTCTACTTCTTTTTCAAAAACAAAATAACCATTACTTATAATATTGTTAATATCATTTACAAGACCTCCATAAACAATAAAATCTACATTCAATAAGAATTGTTTACCTGAATTATACATTTCAATTCTATTATCAAATTCAATTATACTTCTTTGAGCTCTTATACTAGCATAATTATTACTTAAATCATATTTTTCAACCCAATTTACAACATCATTTTTTAACAAGTCAACATTAGGATATCCATTTGTTATCTTTTTGTAAAAAACATTATCTTGATATACCCAAGATCCAATTGTGTAATTTAAATTTTTATCGTATTTTAAAATTTTTTTGTAATCTTTAATAACGTCATTGTGTACCCAATAGTTATTTCTAGACCATGCATTGTTATTTTTTGCACCTCTTTCCATACAAATATATTGGGGAGGAAATATGTCTTCTTCTACTCTACTAACAAATGAACTATAATAATCTGCAGTAGTTATAGGAATGAATTCAATATACTTACCAACTCCGTTTATTACATATAAATTATTGTTATCAAAAGAATCGTTTCTTAAATTAATAGAACTACCATTTGACGCTGTATTAAATTTATAAACAATACCATTTTTAAGGTTTTGATTATCTATAGATGCTTGCACTTTACCGACATAATTTGCAAAATCTATATTTTCAATTTCCTTAAACATTTGATCATCTATCCAAACATAACTATAAAAATTAACAAATTTATCTATATTAATAGGCAAATTAAAAATATAGCTTTCATCATCATAATTTTCATTATAATTAATATCTGTTATGTTATTACTTTTTAAAAAATTATCAATATCATTTAAAGTAATTACACTATAAATATTTTCTTCATCTTTACTTACAGGCGCACTTGTAAATTGATATCTTTTATCTACATCTTGCAAATATCTATCACTATTAGGACGAAAATACCCGCCACTTTTCTTACCTACGAAACCATTAATCTGCTCTAAATTTCCTTTACTAGTAAAATTATCAATAGTATTAGAAAAAAGTCTTTTATTAGAATCTGTTCTATATATATCAGGTAATAGATTAATATTTTCAAATTTATTATCTTCACTTTTATTAGGTAGAGTTTGATTGTTTATTTTTTTAGCTTTAGCTGGTATTTTAGCCATTAATTCAGGTCCTCAATATTAAATCATTTATACTATCAACAATAAAAACATTATTAATTGTAGCACAGTTAATAAAAAATTCATTAGGTTCTGCTGTAATTTGAAATAATTTTCCAAAACTACTTGATTCATTCACAGGCACTATGACAGCAGTTGCAATAATTCCACTTAATTGTTGATGCAAGTACCCGCTAAGTTCAGTCCAATAAAATGTTTCTCCAAAATCCCAATTATTAATTGAAAAATAATTGTTAATATTTTCAATTATTAATGTTTTTACTTCATTATCACTATAATCTGCACCAGGTATTTTTACTGTTTTTATGTTAGCTTGAAGCTCTAAATCAGCTTGAGCACCAAATAAGGGTCTATACGATCCGCTTTTGTAAATTATCAAATCACTAGTAGCTTTAACTTCTTCAATATTTTTTAATAAATTTGATATTTCTAAACTTGAAGGTTCTAAGGGTTTTGTATAATTTTTACCATCATTCTTTAACCAATTTCTATATTGAAGATCATAGTTACGTGTTAAAACTAACATATCAATTATGTTACTTGGACTAGGATCTAATTTATTTTCATCTTCTACATAGTGATTCCAAACAAACTTTATATTTGATCTACCAAGCTTTATATTATCAGTTATTTGATTAGAAATATAATCAAATGTGTATCCGTTTTTTTCCTCCTGTCTTAGATATATTGTTTGGTCATCTACAATTTCTTCAAAGCTAAATGGATTATCAGGAATTAAATCCAAATTTGCATCTGCTGGAGTAACTATGATTTTAGTAGGATCAGTATATCCATCATCATGTAAAAAATAATTTATAGGATTAAAATAGTAATCTGTATTAAGGAATTCATTCACATTTGCTTTATTGTTTACAGCCAAGATTTTAATAGTATCTTTTTTAGGTTTTTTAGTTGTTTTTTCTAAAATTTGGTTAAAGTTTTGATTAAAAAATCTAACATCAGTTTCACTTCCAAACACATATCGTAACTGCCTAATTAAAATTTCCCAAGAATTTTGGTTATACTCTATCCGCAACATCCAACTACTGTCTTGATTAGCTGCTAGCCCGCTGGTGCTTAAATCAAAATTTTCTTTTTTATTACTAACATTATCAGCATTTATAACATTCCAAGTTTGCAAATTTAAATTATAATATAAGCCAAATGTATTTTTTAATGTTAACTGAGAAAAAATTTCTTCTGTAATATTTGTCAAAATACTGGGAATAGGAGGTATTATTTTTGATATACGAGCGCCATCAGGAATATTTTGAGATAAAGTAACTACACCATTTCCTAATCTATCTTTACCTGTAGGATAATTATATACAGTGTCATATACACCTAGACCTTTATTTTGTACTCTTATAACTTTAGCATATATCGTTTCTCTATTAGATTGTACCCATTGGCTATCTAATTCATCAAAACTTAAAGGCAAAGTAAATTCAATCACTGATCCAATTTTTATTTGTTGGTAATTGATTGTTAATCCATATATTCCTATTGATTTAGCAATATCAATAATTTTTACATTGTCATTGTAATTACTACTTATGTCAGAAAAGTAACCAGTGCTTGAATTATTGGTTACTGAAATAGACCGCCAACAAATTCCATTTAAATTAGTATTAAAAACATCTAATTGATTAAATTGATACTTATCGTAATAAAAATGTACTGAATTTGCGTCTTCTATCAAATCTTGTAATGTTTGTAACACTCCTAAGTTTTTTTCACTTGAAGGAAGTACTTTACGTCTACTAAGATATTCTTTATATATATAACCATCTTGTCCAAAAATATTCAAATTATCATAAATTCCAGTTGGATCATACAAGTTAAAATACCTAGAATGTCCGCTATGAGTTCTATTGATAGCTTTAACTTTTACTACACTAGAATTAACACTTAAAGGATAAACAGAATAGTCTTGATCTGTAATCATTCTTTTCTGGGTAGCATAAACTAATGGCGCATTAAATTTTATGCTGTCTAAATTTTCTGTAGCAGATGCATTTCTTACAGTGTATTCTAACGATGCTGAAACTACTGCTATATAGCTATTTCCATCGGTTCCTATATAAGGAATATTAAATTTAATATTTTGTATGTCAGATGGATTTATATTGTAAGTTGAATTGTTACTTGTTCTATACCAAATTCTAATTAAATTTTTAGGTATTTCACCATATTGTCCATCAGCAAATTTAATACTAATAGAATCATCATCAGCAGTGATTACTTGGTATATATGTCTAATACCTTTTTGTATGTTATTATATATTACTGAATGACCATTAAGATTATCTACTTTTGTCCAATTTTGAATAATTGTACCATCAGATGCTATATTTTGAACCCATACATCATCTTGATTAATATTAAGCACATCAACATCGATAACTCTGTTTTCTATTGGATCATCAATTAAATAATCAACATAATTTAAATTTCCCTGTTTAAATAGTACAAAAAATCCAGTATCACTACTTGAAAATCCATTGCTATCATTTCTATAAATTAAGTTAAAATTTAAATTTTGATTAGGAACTGATTCATAAAAATATTTGCTATCAACAAAATTACTATTTACAATTTCAAAATCTGAGGATATACCACCAACAGTTTGTGTAAATTTTTTTGTTATTGAATCAAGATTAAGATCAGAATTTACAAAATAAAGTTGTGTCAAAATACCATCTATAGAACCAGATTTATAAGGTTCCCCAAATTGATTAGAACCTTGCAACATTTCATTTAATATTGTTATAAAATTATAGTAACTATCTGGATCATTCAAGTCGTTCCAAAATATCGTTTTTCCTGATAAATTTACATTATCTGAATTATAAACAGTTTGGTTTGTTTTTATGCTGTTAATCTTTAACAAACCTTGAGCTGATATTGATCTAGTAGGAGTATACCCCAGTTGCCTTGCTAATCGTAATACATTTTGCCTACCTTCTGCAGTTGCTAAAAAATTCTCTCTACTGTCTAAATCTACTCTAAAAGCATATGAGTGTCCAATATAAGCAATTAAATCTAAAATTGCCATAAATTCACTAGATTCAATCCAGTCATTAAAATTTTCAGCGTAATTTGTTTTTACATAACTAATTAAAGCATCTCTAATTCCATCATAATCATAACTTTTAAAATTTGCATTTGTAAAAGATTCATAAGCAATTTTATAATCTTCAGCAGCAAACAAATAGTTTTGTCTTACACTTACAGCCATTAGGTGTTCCTTGCATTTTCTGATCTAGCATCAAAAGGTAACGATAATACAATTTCTTTATTAGCGGGTATATAATTTAATTTTATATTAACGTTATAACCATTGTCATAAAAATCAATATTGATATCATTTAGGTCAAATCTAGGATCTAAATTAATAATTCTAGTACAATCATTTATAATTTCTTCTTCTAATTCTATAGTTTGAGGCTCAAATATTATTTCTTGTAAAATACTACCAAATTGAGGATTCATTACTCTAGACCCTTTTTTTGTATAAAAATGATTAAGTAAATCTCTTTTAGCACATTCTAGGTCATATATTTTAAAATTTCCAAAACTTCTTTCTATAGTTGTGAAACCTTTAATTGTAATATTTTTTTCCATTAAACATACCTTTATTAATTGTATTTATTATTTAAATATAGTATAATTTTAGTAAATATCTGCAAAGTATGAGGAGCAATATGAAATTAATATCAGGAAATTCAAATATAAACCTTTCTAACAAAATTGTAGAACATTGTTTTAGCAAGTTAGTACCAAGTAAAATAGAATCTTTTGCTGATGGAGAAACCAGAGTAGAATTTTTAGAAAACATTAGAGGAGAAGATGTTTTCATTATTCAATCAACATCAACACCTGTTAATCATAATTTTATGGAGTTGTTAGTAATGATAGATGCAGCAAAGCGTAGCTCTGCACAACGTATTACAGCAGTAATTCCATATTTTGGTTATGCTAGACAAGATAGAAAAAGTGCAAGTCGTACTCCAATAACTGCAAAATTAGTAGCTGATCTGCTTACTACAGCAGGTGCTGATAGGGTATTAACTATTGATCTACATGCAGGACAAATTCAGGGTTTTTTTGATATTCCTGTGGATGATTTAACAAGCAGAACTGTTTTTGCAAAAGATATAAAAGAACGTATTACTACTGATGAACCTATTGTATTTGTTAGTCCTGATGCAGGTGGAGTTGTTAGAGCTAGAAAATTTGCTGATATGTTTCATGGACATCTAGCTATTGTTGATAAACGTAGACCAGAAGCTGGTAAAAGTGAAGTAATGCATCTTATTGGAGATGTAGAAGGCAAACATGCAATCCTTGTGGATGATATTATAGATAGTGGAGGTACATTATGCAATGCTGCTAAAGCTATTGTGGATGCAGGAGCATTAAGTGTTAGAGCATATATCACACATGGTGTGCTAAGTGGCAGTGCCTGTCTACGTGTAGAAGAAAGTGTTTTAGAAGAATTAGTTATTACAGACACAATACAAGATCACTGTCCTACAGATTGTAGAAAAACAAGACAAGTTACAGTTAGCGCATTATTTGGAGAAGCTATAAGACGTGTTCATAGCGAAGAATCAATTAGCAGTTTGTTTATTTAAAAAAAAAGGTTGACTTATTTTAAAAAGGTTGTATAATATTATTACCAGTTAGGCAATGCAAACAAATACCAGACAAAATTTCGTCCGGTTAACCTCAACAGGATAATACAATGGCTACAACAGATAACGCTGTACAATATGATGTACGAATGATTCGAGAATTTGCACCATACCTAAACCTAAGTGCCTGTGAAATTGACAACTTAATAAAGTTCACTAAAATGGGCATTGTACAACGAGAAACAGTGGCAGAACTTGCAATGTCTACAATGGGTGACTTTGACGGTGACTCTATTATAGGCAGAGACTTTGATGACGGAACAGATGCTAAGACAGTTGTTTCAGTTGCTCGTAACAATAACAAAAAAACA